CCCACCCAGGGTCTAGAGTTTGAAGCTCGGATTACCAAGAGTTATCTGATTAATAACTTGGGTTTCTTTCGCTGTTTGCACATTGGCACACCGGGTTAATCGCCGGTGATGTTAATCCATGCTTAGGAATAAAACCTAAGTAGAACCTTTCCTTAGTACTTGTTACGATCTGTTGGTTTACTCCAACAAGAACGGCAGTTTAAATGGCTGCCAGGCCGGATGGGAGGCTAAGGATGGTATAATAGAATAACCATGAATAATGCAACCAGTTCCAAAAGATATAATAAGCCCAGCTTGTTTATCAGTTGAAAACAACTTGATAGATGGTTGGGACTTATAATCTGGGTCCTTGGTGTGCAGTATCCGGGTGATTACTACAAATTGATGAGTCGGGTCAGGTCTTTATGATCAAAATCCGGCCCTTTATTTACAGTAATGTATTTAAAGGAATCCGTAAGGATTATACACCATTTTGTTAGTGGTAATCCGGTAGAGGCCTCACAAGGCCTCTGCTTGGGGATTTCAGGGGGTATACCTAAGATAGTCCCAGGGTCTATCCGGCACTTAATACGTGCTAGAGACGCCCAGGCTATAAGGTGTACCCTATCGGTCTTGTCGGTATTTCGAATTATGAAAGTTCGTTCTATCCTTAAGTTAGACACTATCACGGGACCCTTTACAGGGGTTACCGAGACTATGCCTGTCTACGAGCTTAAGAAGGTTGTTACTCTCCTTACAACGTCGTTTGGACACCTTAAAGTAGAACGATCTAAATTCATTCCTCTTAATTCCGCTGGACCTAACTCCAATCCTTCCATATTAGGTTTATCACTTGATGCGCTTGGGTTTAGGAATGAACCCTCAGTACTAGAAGCGTTTAAGATCTACGCAAGTAGGACTGATAACGTCTGACTCAGTGATATTCTAATGAAGGAGATAGAGAATGCAAGTTCCCATGAGCTTGCTCCAGCAACACTAGGTAGGTTAGGGTCGGGTAATTCTATTACCTCGATTCCTAAGAAACCGTGTCTGGGTAAGCTTCATGAGAAAATTGAGGCAGCTGGTAAGGTAAGAGTATTCGCCATCACTGATGGTTGAACTCAAATCTTATTAAGTGGTCTTCATGATGCCATCGGGAATATCCTAAAACGTATTCCCCAAGATGGTACATGGGACCAAACAGCTCCCCTCAAACTCTTGCAAGAGTCTAAAATACCAAAGCTGTGATCGTTCGATCTGACCGCGGCCACGGACCGACTACCTGTAAAACTACAGGTACAAGTCTTGGCGCAACTTCTTGATTTAGAGGTTGCGGGTGCGTGGGCCAGCATACTTACTCATAGAGACTGATGACATAACGGGGTTCCCCTCCGTTATGAAGTCGGTCAACCTATGGGTGCCCTTTCTTCGTGGGCAATGCTAGCTCTTACTCACCATTTGATAATCCAACTCGCTGCTAAGCGTGTTGGTATCACCGGTTGGTTTTCACATTATGCGGTTCTAGGTGATGATGTAGTGATAGCCAATGAAGCTGTCGCGAAGTCTTACCTAGTGATTATGTCAGACCTTGGCCTGGATATTAATCTTTCCAAAACCGTAACATCTGAAATAGGTGTTTTCGAGTTTGCGAAAAGGTTAATCCAGTTTGATACCGAGTTTACTCCAATCGGAGCGAAAGCAGCATTGCAAGCCTTAAGGACTTACAATGCAATACCTCCACTCGTATTAGACTATCTGGGTAAAGGCTTTAGTCCTGCACAAGAGTGATTAAAAGAACTCTTTAGCGCCCTTCCCCTAACATATGTTAAGGGTAAGGAACGTCTAAAGGATGCGATTTATTGGACATTACAGGGACCTTTCGGTATTTTAGAGTCTGGGGCTAGGTTAACTTCTGCATTGCAGGCGGTTAACTCATTCAACCCCGTCTCTCTTTCTGCCCTGTTCGTTCGCTTACGTTTGGCCAGACATCAAGTCTGGGAACGTGAATGGTCGGTAGCTCATACTAAGGTCCTCGACTTACTTGTGAAAGTAAGAGACGAGTGGCCTCAGAATGTAGTCCCTGGTTTTATCCAGTACCGACTAGAGCAAACTTCATATCATATGTACTTGGTAACCCATTTTGAGGACGCCTACCGGCGCCTCTTACGGGCCAAACCGTTCTATAATTTTATGACGGCTATGAAAGTGGATATGCTGCGAGTGTATCAAGGGCAGTTAGGGACTCTTATTCAAGAGGAACTTGCTGGACCTTCTCCTTCGTCTCTAATATTGGAAGACATATTTCTACGTCGTCCAGTACGAATTACGGAGGGACTTAGTAAGAAGTCAAATGACTTCTTCAAAGTCTTCAAAAGTATCGAACAAGACCCGAATCATCCCTTAGCTGCTGCGCACGTTACCGAG